AGCCAGTGTTGTTTTTGTACTCTCTCATTTGTCTTGATAGTAACTTTAACTGCTCCATTTGATCACCCGTAAATGCTATGTGTGTATCACTAACCTGCTTGTTTAAATCGTTCTCTATAAACATAGCTAGCACAACATCAATAATTCCGTACTCGTCAAAACTTAAATCTACATTTATACATTCTATCTTTTTGGCTTTCATCTTTATTTACTCGGTTGTTGTTAGTCATTAAACAATAGCAAACAATACTTGACCTGTCTATTATTTTATATTATATTTAATAGCGTAAGTATTAACACTAAGGAAAACATAAGAATGAAACGTAATACAAAGATTAGTTGTGATGTAAGTAGAGAGGCTGACAATATGCTTAAGGCTTACTGTTTGAAGCATGAACGCTCTAAAGGCTTTCTATTAGAGAAGATGATTAGAAAGTTTTGCGGTGAAGTAGAAGCCGCGCCAGCTACTCAGGTTGCAGTAGTTAAAAAGGAAACTGTTAAGCGGTTTGTGCCACCTTCAATACTTGAGGTTCAAACTTATATGCTTGAAAGAGGTGTTCATATTTCAAAGGATTCAAAGGATGAAGCGGAAAAGTTTTGTGATCACTTTGAATCTAATGGCTGGAAAGTTGGCGGTAAAACTAAAATGGTTAGCTGGAAAGCTGCGGTTAGAAACTGGTTAAAAGGAAATAGCAATGAAAGATTCACTGGAAATAATAAAAGCTCTGGTCAAAAGGAATCAAGTCACGAGCGAATCGTCAGAGAAAATAACACCAAGTACCGTGGACACAACGAATGCGGATTGGGTATGGGAACGAATGACGGGAATTTGGGGCGAACAGTGGATACGGGACAAAGGGCCGAAACCGTCATCGGATTGGATAACGAACCTTTCATCGATTACTAGCCAACATTTACAAAGAGGTATAGAGCGCACTGTAAGCGATAGATTAACTTGGCCGCCGTCATTGCCTCAGTTCTTATCGTTATGCTTAGATTTCGATACTACAGAAGCTTACAACCGAATGATTGACCGTAAACCGGCGCTTGATGATGTTGAATATTACACTAGGTCAGCAGTAGGTTATCAATGTAAACGAGTTTTAGATGATGGTAGAGCTAGAGCGTTATTTAATAAAACGTTTAAATTAAAGCTTGAGTTAAAGCGCAAGGGTAAATTACCAATTAGGGATCAAAAGCTTTTAGCTAGTGAATCAATGGTAACTGAAACTGACAAAGCTATAAGTAAACGCGGTGATGGTGGTAGTGAAATTGAGCAGCGTATGGCTAAAATCATTGCTAATAGAGTTAAATAATTATCAACTATAAAGAGTAAACAAACATGGAATATAAATTAATAGAAAACGAATTAAAAAAATCATTCAATGGTGATGTTGAATTTTATGTTATTGATGGCGACCGTTTTCAGGCTATTAATTTGAATATTCACGATGATAAAGCGACATTAATTAAAAAATTAGAGTTGTTAATTGACGGTTTATTGAGTGACGATTTAATCAAATAATTTAATAAAGGAGTAAACAAAGATGAGAATATTAGTAGCATGTGAAGAAAGCCAGGCGGTAACAATTGAATTACGCAAGTTGGGCCATGAAGCTTATAGTAATGATTTAATTGAATGTAGCGGTGGGCATCCTGAATGGCATATACAAGGCGATAGCTTGCAGGTGATTAAAGAATTTAAACCGGATATGCTTATTGCCTTTCCTCCTTGTACTTATTTATCTAATAGTGGTGCTCGTTGGATGTACAACAGTAAAGATGATTCAGATTTATTGCCTTGGGATAGAAAGCCCCATGCAAAACACCTACACAGAAGGCACTTGCAAGCATTAGGCGCTCAATTCTTTATGGATATAGCTAACGCTGACTGCCCTAGAATAGCAATTGAAAACCCTATGAATGTTATGGGAAGTATTTACCGACCTAAAGACCAAGTTATACAGCCTTATGAATACGGTGATGCACACAAGAAAACTACTTGGTTATGGCTTAAAGGTTTACCAAAGTTAGTGCCTACAGATATTGTTGAGCCAAACTTGCGAACATATATAAGTAAAACAGGAAAAAAAACAACTTTTAGTGTTGACTATATGGAAAACAAAAGAAGTAAAGCCGGTGATTCATCATCATTAAGAAGTAAAACTTACCCGGGGATAGCTAAAGCAATGGCTGAACAATGGGCTGGTAATTTAATAAAGGAGTAAACAAAGATGAATATAGAAGATTATGAGTTTAGTGATCCTAATTTTGACGGATGCGGAGTAGATGGTGGTGATGTGTGTATTTATGTTAGCACCCAAAGCGACCTGTACGGGCCAACTAGTATTACACTAGAAAAGCTTGACGTTATAGCACTAGCTAAACACTTCAAGTTAGCCTCTGACGATTTAATAAAGGAGTAAACAAAGATGTTTGAATATATAAAAGAGCATTACGGTATTACGGCAAAACTAGGGCAAGTCATAGAGTACAACGGTGATTTTGGATTGATTACAGAAGATAGGGGTCATCATGTCGGCGTTACCTTTGATAAAGATAAGCCTGGCGATACTGTAAGCATTCACCCGACCGATGACAATCTAAAATATCTCGATAAAGTTAAAAAAATAAGACTTATGACTCGCTCGCAAAAGAACTATCAAGAATATTTACATTCAGAAGTTGATGTTACTTTTGCTGAATGGATGGGTTTTAAATAATTTAACGATTTAATAGGAGATAGATAGATGCATTATAACAAAGAAGATTTTGAGCATTTAGAAAATATAACTGAATGCACAAGTTGTGATAAGAAGTTTGAACTAGAAGATCATAACGAGCGGCCAGAGGGTGATTTCTGCGATGAATGCCTGGAGCAATAAACAATAAAGCCATCGATTAAGATGGCTATATATTATTTTAAAGTATCTTTGTGAACACCTTTTTCTTTTTCACGGGTTCTAGCTGCTACTAATCCAAGCATACCTAGTAATACTTGCATAGTTAGCGTTGTATCAATCACAGGGAAGTCACCGGCGTAATCAAACATAGTTGCCACAAATCGCATAATAGGCTCTATAATCGTTGCATAGGCAAGCCCAAAGCCACATACCCAACCGATAAACGGCCTCCACCCGGCAACAAATACACTTTTATGCCCGGCTTCAATCTTATTTACTTCTAATTGCCCGGTGATTAATTTAATCCTGGCGTTTAATTGGGCCAAGTCACCTTTTTGATGTAACTCTTCAAGCAGTCTAATTTCTTGCGATTGTTTGACCGGGTCAGGCCATATCTTTTCTATTAATGTTTTGCCGACTTCTAGTGCCGCGCTTAATGGATCGAAACTCATAAAATAACCCTCTTATTAATTACGTCAATCTCGTTAGTATCACCAGAGCAAACAAACTTCACCCGCTCGCATTTTATACACTCGAACTCACACTCTGTATTGTCGCGCAATGTTGAGCATGACGTTAAGAGTAATATCATTATTATTATTTTCATTGGGGGATTATACAGTAATTAAATTTATTTTAATATTAAACACAAATAGGTGTTGACACTAAAACGTGTATGGTCTATTATTACTTCAACAACAACGCAGCAACTAACGAGAATCAAATGCCATTACCTTTTACATTACCTGAATTAGAAAACACAATGAACATACAAATTGAACAGCTTGGCGGTATTGATGCGGCAATAGAAGCTTGTGATCGCATGTATAGTGCAGCTTTTCGTGGTGAAGCGGTAAAGCTTTCTAGTTGCTACGATTGGGAAGATGAGGTTAAAAGTATTTATCATGAAGTTGCCTCGGCTCTTTATGCTAAATCTACGGGACAACAAGAGCCGCAGCGAGAGCATGTTAATTGTGGCTGTTATCATGATTGCGATTGCACTAGGGATTCCTTCATGTATGCATCTGAATCTTTCATAGATTCGTCTGAGCATTGGATGGAAAAGAATCACCCTGAATTCGTTATTAACGGTGATTCGTTAGTGGTAGATTTCTGTAACTACAAAGGCGAAGGAGGGGATGATTTAGGCTTGTATGAGTTGCACAAGCATTTACCTATTTTTAAAAGCAAGTCACACAGTTTTAATCAAGTTAACTAATAAGGCGAGCAAATGAAACTAACTGATTACATAAAAGAACACCACAAAGGCAGCGTAAAAGCCTTTGCTGATGATAACAACTACCACGTTACACAAGTTCATAGGTTTATAGCTCAAGGCGCTTATTATAACGATGGGGAGCCGTTCTTTAAAAAGTATTTAAAGGTGAAAGCTAATGAGTCTAAGCAATCAACAACAACTTAAAATTGAGTGGTATAAAAAGAGGCTCAAGAAGTCTGAACTTGCACGTACTGATATGCGAGAAGAGTTAGCAGAGCTTTATGAATACTGCGCAATTATTGAAGATGTATTGTGCGATCAACAAAAGAGGTATGTACATTGAAATACATACTAATGGCACTACACAGACTATTAGGATGCTTTGCTTTGGTGTTAATAGTTATATTTATGAATGATGATTTAATGATGAGGGTATCACAATGGATAAGTTAAAAAGTCAGTTTATAGCAAACGCAAACAAGTCAAATCAAAAGCCGATTGAATTATACAGCGCACATACAGGCAAAAGATATCACCCAGGCGATGAGCATAATTTAACTAAAGATGATTTTTATTTTATTATTGCGGCAATGTGCGTTATTGGGTTTATCACTTATATAGCGCTTGGGGGATAGTATGATTGATGCAATAAGAAGCATATACAGCGTACCAAAGATTGATATTAACGTTAAAAGTACATGTCGGTCGCGTTATTCAGAATTAGAAGTTAAGCAAGCCATGGCGCTTTACAATAAAGTTAAATGCTATGGTGAGGTTGAAAAGCAACTAGGTATTAGTCGAAATACCGTTAGGTTATGGGCCAGTAAATATTTACAAAAGAATATCCTACAGGACGTTAATCTTTATAACATCAACAAGAAGCGACCAACCAAAGGCGCTAACGAGGTTAAACCGGCAGATCGTCACGATATGTTAGTAACACTACTAAAGGGCATTAAGATGACACCTATCGACATAGCCGAAAAGCTAAAGGTATCAGTCGTTACTATTCGTAGAGATATACTTGATTTGATGACAGAGGGTAAAATTATTGATGTTAGTCAGATTAAAAAACTTAGATTAGTAACAGCAGCGTGAACGTTGAAAAGTTATTCTCTGAATGGCGATCGTGTATTGATGATGCCGCCAAGAGTCGTGCTGATGTTATTTATTTAACAGAGTATCGCAAGTCAAAGAAAGCTATTCTAATGAACGAAGCTCGCGTTGAGGGCTTTAAAACAGGACAGGAGCGGGAAAGTTATGCTTATGCCCATAAAGATTATTTGGATTTACTGCTGGCGCTTAAAGAAGCTACCGAAAAAAGCGAAAAATTCAGATGGCGAATGAAAATAGCAGAGGAAAGAATAGGAATTTACAGAACTCACGAAGCAAGTAAGCGGAAAGAGTTTGGTAATTACGGCAATTAGAAAGGCAAGAGGCGTAGCTATGAAATGCAATATCTGTAAAAATAAAATGTGGTTCTGGCAAGAGTCAATAACATTTAGAGGTAGAGGCACAAGCCATCAGAAATGTATAGAGGACGCGACAATACATAAAGGAGTGATTGAGCGTGATAAACGAAACCAGAAAGCACCCTTGTAAATGCTTTGTATGTAAGGAGATAATAACAACTAAAGAACATGCTGATAAAGTACAAAGAAACAAAGTAGAGTGCTTAAAGTGCGTTGGTATGCGCTTAGTACGCTGGGGATTCAAACAAGTAAGGATGGCTAATGGCTAATAGTAAACGTAAATGTGCTTATCACGGGGATAGAATAAGAGATTATATTGTAGTTAATAGCATGGCGTTTTGTAGTTACGAGTCAGCGGCTAAGTGGGGTTATGCTAACAAAAACAAAGGGAAAGAAAAAATACGTGTAGTTCAAAAAAAGAAAGATGCAATTAAGAAGAAAGAGTTGATGACTAGGCCGCAATGGTTTAACAGGTTAAAGATAGAGGTCCATAAGTACGTCACTCACGTTAGAGATAAAGATAAGGGTTGTTATACCTGTGGTAAAACTGACCCAACAATAAAGTATGACGCTGGTCATCGTCACCATGCTGGAAGGGGTGGAGGTGATAGACGTAGATTTATACTAGAAAATATACATAAACAATGTTCGGTTAATTGCAATCAACACGGATCAGGAATGCCAGTTGAGTATGATATCGCTTTAGATTTGGAATACGGCAAAGGGTTTGCTGAGCATTTATCTTGTGAGGCTAATTATCCCACACTAAAAGAATTATTCCCTACATGGCAAGACATAGAGCTAGAAATTAAACGGTACAGAAAATTACTAAAAGACGCTGGCGTTTGATATAATAAAGGAACCTTATCATGATGGAGTTAATAGAATGGCTACAAGTAAAAAGCGCCCTAAAACAAAGCAGCCTAGCCCTAAACGCAAGTAATATAATCTTAATCGGTTATTTAATTGGGTTTTTGATTAATAGGAAGGCTGTTTTTATAACAGTCTTTTTTATGTGTGAATTCCTAGCATATACAACTGTGATGGACTCCTTGCCAAGTGAGGTTTATTATCTGTTTTTTGCTGGCGTATACTCAACGCTGTATCAGTATTTATTATTAAACAAAGCAAGCTTAAAAGTGCTTTTCTGGTGTGGTATCATAGTT